CCTGCTCGCCTTCGCCCGCCTCATCGTCCTCATCACGAAGGACTTCATCACCGAGCCGCCCCGCGACGCGTTCGTCACGGCCCTGAAGGAACGCGGCCACCACCGGCTGGCCTACCTGCTGCTCTGCCCCTGGTGCATCTCCATCTGGCTGGCCATCCCCGCCGCCCCCATCATCTACGCTTACGGCGATACGCCGTGGCTGTTCGTGCCCGCCCTGGGGCTGGCCCTGTCCGCTGCGGCCGGTGCGCTGGCGCGCGTGAAGGGGTGACCGTGTGGGGCTGCTGAGTAAGCGCAAAGTCGTCCCCGCAGGAGGCGAACAGGGGCCCGGCACGCGCCCGGCCAACGCCCTCGTCGCCGCCGCCGTCCCCATCAACCTGGGCGATGCCGCCTCGTGGCAGATGTTCAAACTGGGTGACCACCGCTGGCAATGGGAAGCCTGGCGGCATTACGACATCTGCGGCGAGATGCGCTTCGTCGTGAACTGGATCGGCAACGCCATCAGCCGTTGCCGCATGTACGCCGCCGACATCGCCGACGACGGCACCGTAGGCGACGAGACCAGCGACGAGCAGGCCAAGACCATCGCCGAGACCATGTTCGGTTCCCCCGCCGCGAAGGCGCAGGCCCAGCGCCTGATGGGGATCAACATGATGACCGCCGGGGACGTGTTCATCGTCGCGGAGGGCTACCAGTCCGCCAAGGACGGCGAGGTGGGCACCGACAAGTGGTACGTGTGCTCGTCGTCGGAGGTGTTCCGGCGCGGCGACGACATCATGGTGCGGCGCAGCATCACCCACGGGGGCGGCACGTACAAGCTGGACCCGAAGAAGGACCTGCTGATCCGGTGCTGGAATCCGCATCCGCGCCGCCATGACGCCGCCGACTCGACGGTGCGGGCCATCCTGCCGGTGCTGCGTGAGCTGGAGCAGTGCACGAAGCGTGTGTTCGCGGAGCTCGACTCGCGCCTGGCCGGTGCGGGCATCCTGCTGCTGCCGGACAACATCGACTTCCCGCGCCCGCCGCAGGAGACCCCTGGCCTTCCGCAGCCGTCCGCGCTGGAGGGGTTCCAGCAGTTGTTGCAGAAGACGATGGCGACGTCGTTGCAGCAGCGGGACAGCGCGGCGGCGCTGGTGCCGATCATCCTTCAGGTGTCGACCGATGCCCTGGACAAGATCAAACACCTGACGTTCGACTCGCAGATCAGCGACAAGATCATCGACATGCGCAAGGCGGCCGTCGAGCGCATGGCCATGTCCCTGGACATCCCGCCCGAGGTCCTGACCGGCATGGGCGCGACCAACCACTGGTCCGGCTGGCAGATCGAGGAATCCTCGATCAAGATCCACATCGAGCCGCTGCTCATCCAACTCGCCGACGCCCTCAACCTCGGCTACTTCCAGCCCGCCCTCAAAGCCGCAGGCGTCAAGAACCCCGAGAAGAAAACCCTCTGGTTCGACATCGCCAACCTCACCGTCCGGCCCAACCGGTCCGAACAGGCCATGCAGTTCGCCGAGAAGGAATTCATCTCCGCCAAGGCCGCCCGGGACAACGCCGCCTTCACCGACGACGACGCCCCCGACAAGAAAGAGCTGCAATACAACCTGGTCAAGGCCCTGGTGCTGGCCCAGCCCGCCTACGCGGGAGACCCCGAAGTGCAGAAGATCCTGGGCCTGCCGAAGATTGCCCTGCCCGCCCCACCGGCCCCGCCCGGCCAGGAAGCCCTGATGCCCGGCGATCCCGGCTACGACGAGGCGGGCACGGAACCCGCCGACGCCGGGGCGCGCGGCCTGCCGCAGTTCCCGTCCGTGGCCGAGGCCGAATCCGGCAAGGGCCAGAAGCTGGGGCAGCTCGCCGCGTCCGTCAGCACACTGGACCGCTCCGCCCTGTTCTACGCCGCCGACAGCGCCGTACGCCGCGCCCTGGAGCTGGCTGGTGGCCGCCTGGTGGCCGGGCCCGCGCGGGCCCGGTACGCGGTGCCGAAGCATGAACTGCACACCCGGGTGGTTCCGGACAGGTCTCGCGTGCCCGCCCTGCTGGCCGGTGCGTGGACGCACGTACGTGAGCAGGCTCCCGCCCTGGGTGTGGACGCCGACGCGCTGGAGGAGTTGCTGGGAGGGTATTGCACGGAGCTGCTGACGCGGGGCCTCGCGCATGATCCCGAGCTGCTGAAGTCGACGCTGCATGTCACCCGGGGAGACCTCGTACCATGATCGAAAACGACGCGGAGATGCGCGGCACCGTGTACGTTTCGCGTTCCGTCATCCCGTACGTGCCGGGCCCCGCCGGGGCGTCCCGGGTCTACCGGTCGGCTGTCGCCGCCCGGCCCGCGTGGGCTAGCCGCTCAGCTAGTTACTGGCCGGTACGAGTGCCAGAAAACGCGGGGAAACACCCCGCAGAACCCGACGAAAACGACGCGAACAGGGCGAAGTGATGACCCCCGAGCAGATCCGCAAGTTCGCCAACTTCGCCAGCGCCCTCACCAAGCTGAAGGCCAAGCACGAACTGGGCCAGCCCGCCGACCTCACCCCCGACGAGACCAGCGGCATCATCTACGGCATCCAGCTCCTGCGCGCGGAAGCCGGGCCCCTCGACCGGGGAAAAACCGACACCGTCTTCGACAGCGGCGAGCACAAATACTGGTCCACCCACTGCCGCCACGAGCGGCACGCCGACTGCTCCGCCCAGGAGCTGGCCCCCGGGCACCCGCGCAGGCCCGCCCAATGCAAGACCTGCGCGTCCCCCTGCACCTGCTCGTGCCACCACCGGGAGAGGCCGTGACCCAGCCGAACGTGCCGGACGCCGCCGCCCAGAAGCAGGCCGCCCTGGAAGTCTTCGCCCAGTACGAGCCGCCCCTCTACGAGGCGTACATGGAGATGATGGTCGAGTGGCTGGCCGCCGTCCGGGCCGCCATGTTCACCGGCGGGGTGGCGTCCCTGGGGCTGGTGCCGGACCCGCTCGCCGTGTTCTCGCAGACGCCGAAGTGGACGGCCCTCACGGCGGAGTACACCGCCGAGGTGGCGCGTGAGGTGCTGGCCGCCCCGTACAAGAACCTGTTCGCCGACGGCACGGCGTTCGAGTCGCGCCCGTTCGTGCGGAACTGGATCGCCCAGCGGGAGAACCGGCTGGCGGCGGTTCCCGACGAGGTGTTCGGCGTGGTCTCGAAGATAATTGACTCGGCAACTACCAACGGGGCGAGCATCCCCGACGTCACCGCCCAAGTCGAACAACTGTTCGACGACACCGGAATGGCCACCTGGAAGAACCGCGCCCGCACCGTCGCCCGCACCGAAGTCGTCGGGGCCTACAACGGGGGCACCTACGACGCCTTCTCCATGATCGTCGAGAACGACCCCGGCACCGTCTGGGTGAAACGGTGGCTCGCCACCGAAGACGCCCGCACCCGGCCGGACCACGTCGAAGCCGACGGGCAGGCCGCCCCCTTCGGCTCCCCGTTCATCGTCGGCGGCTTCCAGATGATGTACCCCCACGACCCGACCGCCCCCGCCAAGGAAGTCGTCAACTGCCGGTGCATCTCGCTGCTCGAAGAGGCCGACAAGCCGACCAGCATGGAGAACCGGCAGTACCTGAAGGCCAGCAGCTTCGGATTCAACCCCATGGAGAAGCGGGACCATGAGGGCAAGTGGACGAAGGGCGGCGGCGGTCTCCTCAAGTCGCTGATCGGCAAGAAAGACGAGCTCGACCCGGCGGCCGAAAAGCGCCGGGCTGCCGCCGCATTCGACTCGGCCGCGAAGGGAAACGAAGCCCTGGCGCAGTTCGGCAGCCTCAGCGAGAAGAAAGACAAGGCCCAGCGCGCAGCCCTCCTCCACTACTCCGGGGTCGGGTACAAAACCCTGAACACTGCCGTCGGCAAAGGGGAGAAGCTCGGGGGCGTCGACCGGACCATGAAGACGTACCTCGACGAGGCGCTGAAGAAAGGCACTCGCGACAGGGACGTCGTCGTCTTCCGGGGCATGAGCGATCCGGCGTCCGCGTTCGGTGATGCTTGGAACGACGACGACGTGACCGGCCTGGAGTGGACGCAAAAGGCGTACAGCTCGACCAGCGCCGATCCCGTCACGGCGGAAGAGTTCGCGAAGAGGGGCGGCATGGTGATGCGCGTACTGATCCCCAAGAACGTCAAGGTCGGCGGGGTAGACATGCGTCACCCCGAGAACCCCAACAACCACGAGGATGAGCTGCTTCTCGGCCGCGACGTTCGCTACCGCGTGGTGTTCGACGGCGGCGTGGACGCGAAGGGCAGGCGTCGGCTGGACGTGGAGGTAGTCGCGTGACTGTCGGCAAGCACTGGGATTCCGAGGACGGCCTCATCTCGGACGTGAAGCCCCCCAGCAAGATCAAAAACGATGCTAAGAAGGCCACGTACGAGCCGTTCGCCGACGACGACGTCGAATTCGACGTCACCAAGTGGCCCGACCCCAAACCGGCACCCACCACCGTCCGGAAGTGGGACGACAAAACCTCAGCCCCAACCGGTATGGTCCGAGATGACACCGCCACCGAGGACGAGGAGAAGCGGTGACAACGCTCAGGGAAGCCGCCCAGACCGCCCACGAGGCGTGCTCCCTGACCGCCTGCCTCAACCCCCTGCACCCCGGCCCCTGCAAAGGGTGGCGCGGCACCCCCGAGGAAGCATTCGACCGGGTCTCCCGGCGTGCCAAGCGCGGCATCGGGGCCTACAACAAGGCCAAGACCGTGCGCGGCGCGGGCACCACGAAGAAGGCCCTGCTCTCCTACGTCAACGGCTCCGGCCCTATCAACCGGTCGCTGCGCGCCAGCAAAGGCGACGGCTCCAACGACCCCCGCATCGTCGCGGAGATCGCGGCCATGGACAAAGCCATGGCCGCGTCCAAACTCACCCACCCCATCACCGTGCAACGCGCGGTCAGCCCATCCGCGTTCGGCGGCAAAGACACCAGCATCGACCTGACCGGGGCCGAATACACCGACCACGCGTTCGGGTCCACCGGCACCGACCTCAGCCTCATCCTCAAGCACTTCCACACCACCAGCAGCGGCAAGCAGCCCCTCATCGCCGACATCACCGTCCCCGCCGGGATGGGAGCCATCCGCGTACCGCCCGGCCAATGGGGCGACGAGAAGGAAATCCTGCTCGACCGGGGCGCGCACTACCGCGTCGTCAAGGACAACGGATTCATCGTCACCCCGAAGGGGAAGTTCCGGCACATCACCCTGGAAGTGGTCCCCGGCGACAAGGGCCGCGCCAAGCAAGTCGACCTGGGCGACAAGAACCAGAAGCATCGCGGTTCCGTCACCGCAGGGCTCACCCTCGCTGCCGACTGCCAGACTGGCGAGTTCTGCATGCAGACCCACAAGCCGGGCCTGTGCAAGGGGCAGAAGCGCGGCCAGGCCGAGCCGGGCGCGCAGGACGCCACCAAGCAAACACCCGCCCAGGTGGCGCAGACCGCCGTCAAAGGCCTCTCCGACGCCATCGCCCGCGCCGAGCAGATCGCCGCGCAGAACCCGGGCAACCCGAAGCTGGCCGCCGCCGCGCGCCGGGCCGTCGCCGGATACCGCAAGGCGCTCGCCCCCCACCAGCAGACCCTGAAGGATGCCGCGCGCAGCAACGAGCAGGCCAAGCGGACCGGGGAACGCGACACCCGCGAACAGGACACCATCGACCGGTCGGCTAAGCGGCACCAGGAGAGCGTCCGTAAGGCCGCCCAGCGGATCCTGGAGCGCCGGGCCGAGAAGGCGAAGCTGGCGAAGATGAGCCCCCAGCAGCGGGCCGCCTACCACAAGGCCAAGGCGGCAGTCGCCAAGGCGAAGCGGGAAGCGCGTGAGAAGAAGATCCTGAAGGAGGCGGGTAAGGCGTGAACGGGGATCCTGAGCTACTGGTGATCGTCCCGTCCCGGGGCAGGCCGCAACACCTTCCCCGGATTGTCGAGGCGTGGGCCGCCACCGGCGCGTTCGACCGGGCCGCCCTGATGTTCGCGGTCGACGCCGACGACCCCGAGATCGACGCGTACCGGGAGGCGTTCGACGAGATCGCCCCCGCCGAAGTGCTGCTGTCGATCGCCACCTGCTGGCGGCCCATGGTCGCCAAGCTCAACCGGACCGCCCTGCGGCACTCCGAGGTGCCGTTCGCGCTGGGGTTCGCCGGTGACGACCACCTGCCGCGCACGTACGGCTGGGCCGGGCGGTACCTCGACGAGCTGCACAGCCTCGGCACGGGCATCGTGTACGGCGACGACGGGATGCGCGGGGAGGAGCTGCCCACCCAGTGGGCGATGACGTCCGACATTGTGCGGATCCTCGGCCGGATGGTGCCGTGCGACGTCGACCACCTGTATTGCGACAACGCGGTCAGGGAACTGGGCAAAGAGGCTGGCTGTCTGCGGTACCTGCCCGACGTGCTGGTCGAGCACCTGCACCCGTTCGCGGGCAAGGCGGAGCCGGATGAGGGCTACGCCCGGGTCAACCATCCCGAGCAGTATCAGCGTGATCTGGGCCGGTATCTGCACTGGCAGGCCGTGCAGATGCACGGGCATGTGACTGCGGTGCGGGGTCTGCGGATGGGCCGCCAGTAGGGCTGAAGATCAAAAACGATCGGCTAGGATGCGCTCATGGCGCTGAAAGACCTGCTCAAGATCCAGTTCTCGGTTGAGCACGCAAACGCCTCACCCCAGACCTTCAGCATCATGAGCGGGCTGGAAGACGTCCAGCAGATCTGCTCCCTGATCGCCGCCGCCGGACCATTCCCGGCTGGCCTCGGCGACCCGGAAACCCTCGCACAGACAATCCTGGCCGCCATCTACCAAGACGACGACGCCCACGACACGTGCTCCCTGACCGCCTGCCTCAACCCGCTGCACCCCGGCCCCTGCAAAGGGTGGAAGGGAACCCTCTTCAAGGTCTCCCCCGGCGCGTGGCACAGCATCGAGGCCGCCAAGGTCGAGAAGGCCAACGCCGCCCGGATCAAGAAAATCGAGGCGCTGAAGGCTCAGGGCAAGCCGATCCCGAAGAAGCTGCTCACGCCGATCGTGGCCAAGCCGCACCCGCAGGCGGGGCAGACGGCGAACAAGGCGACCGGTGAGGCGCACGCCGCCGGGCAGGCCGTCTCCGACGCGGCAGGCGTGCACGTGCAGACGCCCGGGAAGGTGACGCTGGGGCAGGCCGTCAAGCCGGTGGGGCCGGTGGAGAAGGGGCCGAAGGGGAAGAAGCCGACGCTCGCCTCGAAGGGCATCGCCTTCATCATCGCCCAGGAGAAGGTCACCCCCCAGTACAAGCTGGACAAGGCCGCCGCGATCACGCCGGAGCAGTGGGCTGGCCTGTCCGAAGCTGATCAGTCGATCATCCGTGGCGAGCTGGCCAAGGTCAAAATCGATGGGTTCGGGCCGCAGCAGAAGAAGGCTGACGAGCTGCTGGCCAAGCTCACCATCGCCAAGCCGGACGCCGTCGAGAAGGCCCAGGCCACCAACGCCGACTTCCAGAAGGAGCAGGCCGCCATCGCCAAGGCGGCCGCCCCTCTCGCCGCCCCCGGCAAGGTCACCCTCGGGCAGGCCGCCAAGCCGGTCAACAAGATCGGCCCCGCGCACAAAGCCGAGGCCGAGAAGAAAATCGCCGAGATCCTGGACAAGGCCAAGGCGACGCCGCCCAAGGTCCAGGAGGCGCACGAGCCGGGCAATCCCACCTCCGCCGGGCAGGTAGCCGCCATCGTCGCGCTCTCCAACGCCATCCCCGGCGTCAAGTCGATGCCTGAAGGAGTGCTCGGCAAGCTGGTCGAAGTCTTCGACAAGATGAAGGCCCAGGGGGACCTCAAGGACGCTGGACCGTTCAAGAACGCCGTCAACGCGCTGGCCCAGGCCGCGCTCAAGGTCGCCGCCCAGGACAAGATGCCCGGCCTCGGCCACGGGCAGAACGACGTCGGCATCACGGAGTTCAACCACCAGATCGCCGACCACATCGCCGAAGGTAAGCCGGGCCTGCCGCCGCTGGTGGCGAAGATGCTCGCCCATCACGAGGCGTCCAAGCCGGAGAACGTGAAGGCGGGCATCGAGAAGGCCGCCAAGGAAGCCGCCGCGAAGAAGGTCGCGGAGAAGGCCGCACCTCCGCAAGTTCAGGAGATGCAGGAGGCCGTCCCGGCCCCGGCCGTTGCGGCCCACCACACCCCGCTGAAGCCCGGCGAGCCGCTGAGCGCGAAGAACTACACGCCCGCGATGAGTGACGCCACCGCCATGGCGGGCACCTTCGTCAGCCCGCCGAAGATCATCGCCCTCCAGACGTCGTTCGCCGAACGTTTCAAGACGTACCAGAAGCTCAACGCCGAAGAGTGGAAGGCGCTGCCCGACGGCACGAAGACTGCCATCGTCAAGGATGCGATTGCGTCCGCCGCCGCCGACCAGCAGTTGCACCAGGGGTACATCGACGAGTCGGGCAAGGCGTACACGCCGGTGTCGGCGTGGATGAAGCGCCGCAACATCGAGCTGCCTGCACTCGACCAGAACAAGATCGATAAGTGGGTGCCGCAGTTCGCCAAGGACAAGCCGGTCAAGCCCACCGTCCAGACGCTCATCCCCGAGAAGACCACCGTCGAGTCGAAGAACATCTTCGGCGAGCACTCCAACGTCACCAAGGTCGTGCACCCCCAGTACGACACGCCCAAGGCGACTCCGGCCGCGCCTGCCGCTCCCGCGACCCTGGACGTGCCGCCCCTCGCCGAGCCGGTCGAGAACAAGGGCGCGGGGATCAACGCCGACACGACAGTCATGACGCCGGTCAACGTCGCCGCCAAGATCAAAAAGGATGGCTCCGCCGACCTGATCCTGGGCGGCAAGAAAGTCAAGGTCGGCTTCGACGGCAGCGGCCACGAAGGCACCCTCGTCATGGTCCCCGGCGGCTTCTACGTCGTAACGACCACGTCGGGCGAGAAGTACAACCTCGGCAAGGGCGAGCACGTCACCGTTGCCAACACCACCACCCCGGCCCCGGCCACCGCGCCCCCCGTCCACGTCTCCAACGCGGTCGCCATGGCGCAGGGGGTGGCCCCCGGCGCGTCCTGGGCGAAGAACCAGCTCGTCGCCTACCAGGAGCTGTCCAAGCCCGAATTCGACTCACTCGCCCCGGACATCCAGGCCAAGATCGTTGCCGACCTGAAGAAGGGCGTCACGAAGTTCCTGGACCCGAAGAAGATCACCGCCACCAACAAGCTGCTGGAGAAGTTCGGCGCGGCCAAGGCCGCCGAGGCTCCGAAGCCTGACGTGGTCAAGCCCGGCATCAACTTCGCCCAGGGCATCAAGGACCCCGACCTGTCGGCGAAGCAGGCCAAGGAGATGGCCCAGGCCGCCACCCCCGTGATGCTCTTCAAGGCCGCCAAGGACGCTGCCGGGCTCAACGAGCTCGACAACCCGGACAACGTCGAACACGCGATGGCTGCCGATGACGCTGCGGAAGCGCTCGTCGGGCAGAAGACGAAGCTCTACACCAGCGCTGTCCTGGACAAGCCGGAGGTGGCCAAGGCGGTCGCCGCCCTGAACGACGCGGCGACCGCCCAGTATCACGCGAACGCCGTGGCCAAGGCCAAGGCCTCTGCGTACAACAAGATCAACATGAAGGTGGCATCCGGCAGCAGCGACCTGACGCCCCTCCAGAAAGCCTCGCTGATCCAGTACCACCAATACCTGCTCGCCCACGACACGCCCCCGTCCAGCACCGCCGACATCGACGAGCTGAAGGCCGCGACGAAGCAGGCCGAAAACGACCTTGCCGACAAGCTGCATGCGGCCGTGAAGCAAGCCAACGCGCCCAAACCGGCCGCGATGTCCAACGCGCAAATCTGGGACCGGGCGAAGGAGCTCCTGGAAGACGGGGCGTCCACACCGAGCACCACCCTGGACCCTGCAACCGTGCTGAACATCGCCAGCGCGGGGCAGGCGCTTGCCGACGCCGCCGCCAAGAACTACTCGCCTGCGGTGCTGGCGGACGAGATGGTGGCCGCGAAACTGGCCAAGCTCGCCAGCGTTCACGCGAAGATCCTCGACGCGACCGCCCGGGTCAACAAGCTCGAAACCCACCTGAAGGCCTACCACTACGACGCCCTGAAAATCGGCCAGGACAAAGACGGCAACCCGCTCACCAGCGAGGATCGGGAAGTCATCGCCAAGCAAGCGGAGATGCTGAAGGCCGCCAACGGGCACCTCTACGCCGACCTGGACGCCGCCAAGGCGAAGCTGACCGCCGCCGAAGACCAGTTCCACGCGTCCGCCAAGTCCGCCCAGGGATACCTGAAGCCCGCCGGTCCGGTGACGCTCACCGACTACGACAAGGGCCTCATCCCCGAGATCTACAGCGATGCCTGGGGGAAGCACGCCAGCAAGGCCGTCCTGTACGGGGTCAAGTCATACTCGCAAAAAGCAGACATGAAGTCCCATTCGGACTATCCCAGCCTCACGCAAGACCTGGGCAACCTGAAGAAGCTTGCGGGCGTGCTCGCCCTGTCGGTTGCCGAGGAGAAGGCCGCCAAGGAGGCTGTCCCCACCGACCCCGACACGGGGGTCATGTTGAAGGGGCCGGAGCAGGACGCCTGGCTGAAGGCGGCATCCCACGGGGACGACCTGGCATCGCAGTTCGCCTCCCAGCACAAGATCGCCCAGCAGAAACTGGACGCGATCCGCGCCAGCGTTGGACTGAGCAAGCGTTCCATCCCGAAGGTTGACGCGGCCGGGGTCAAGACGGCCGCCGCCGAGGCCGCCTACTTCAAGACGGCCGGGTACGGCCAGCCGAACTACGGCAAGATCGCCAGCGCTAAGCAGTACCTGGTGGCCAAGCTCGGCCCCTCGTTCGCCGTCGCCCACAAGACGCCCTCCGACAAGGCTGCCGCGAAAACCGCCAAGCTGTCGGCCACGCTCCCGCCGATGCCCGCGCCGAAGGTCCACGCGAAGCCGCCCACCACCGAGATCGGGAAGAACCCGAACGCCGCCTCGGCCGCGTCGAACGGCTACCACTTCATCGACACGGTCGCCGGGGGTGACCAGCACGGATGGGTGCCCGCGCAGAGCGGCGCGTACGTGAGCAGCCCCGAACACCTCGCGGCACTCCAGGGACACCTGGCCAACGCCGACACGAAGTTCGGGCTCGAAGCGCAGAAGGAGTTCAAATGGTCGATCAACAACATGGAGTCGAAGGGCGCGTCGTCGTCCGGCAAGAGCGCCCTCTACGCCTACACCGGAAGCTCCTACGGGAACATCAACACCAAGCTGAACAGCCTCCCGCCGGGCGCTAAGAAGACCGGCAGCAGCCAGATCACCTCCATCGACAACGCGTTCGCCGCCTCGCCCCCGCTGGAGGGAGACGTCGTGCTCTATCGGGGATTCTCCAGCCCGGAAACCGTCTTCAAGTCGGGCAAGTGGAACGACGTGAACGTTGCTGGGGTGGAGTGGTCGCAACGCTCCTACTCGTCGACCTCGGGGGCGCTGAGCACCGCCCAGACCTTCGCCGGATACAACGGGGTGGTCATGCGGATCATCATCCCGAAGGGGCTGGGTATCAAGGGGATCAATGCGAAGGGCGGCCAGCATCCGGGGGAGAACGAGATCATCCTTCAGCGGGGCCTGCGCTATCGGGTGGTCGCCGACTACGGTAAGCACAGCGGTAAGCGTAACCAGTCGGAGATGGAGACGGTCGCGGACGTGACGGCTCCGACGTGGAGGGCCGCGTCGAAGTTAGGGAAGCTGGGCCAGAAAAAGAAGGCTTGACAACGCCGTCAAGTGGTGTCTACTATAGGTCTACAAGCAAGCGACAGACCTAAGGGGAGACACCATGAAGCTCGGACACGGCAACGAGATCAAGTTCCTCAGCATCCTCGGCACCATCACCTTCTTCATGCTGGTGATCGACGGCGAAGACACCATGCGGATCGCCTGTGACTCCGCCGACCCCGACAAGATCATCCACATCTCGACCGCCAACGGCGCGGTCTCGCTGCCCACCAAAGGCCGCTTCGAACTAACCGCGAAGATGGTCACCGACGCCGACGGTGCCCCGCTCGCCATGGACCAGCGCGTCGACTCGATGGGCGTCTACCGCTACATCCTGCCGCGCGTGCCGCGCCTGCTCGCCCGCCTGCTGCGCGCCGCCTGACCCACACCCACCCAGGAGCCCCGGCCACCCGCCGGGGCTCCTGCCGCATCGGAGGAACACGCCATGAAGGATCCCGTTACCGACCTCACCGACCGGCTCGCGCTACTCGTTGTCCGGTACAACGTCGCGTTCAACACCGGGAAGGACGGACCGGGCCACTACCTCTGTACCCTCGCCGACTACCTGATCGGCCGCGTCGCCCTGGGCGACCAGAATGCCGTCTCCAGGTTGCGGGCGGTTGTCGAGCCCGCCGACCTGGCCAGCGCGTCATTCTGGGCGACTCCGCTGGGCCGCCTGCTGTTCGCGGCGGGCGGCTGCGGCCCGGCGGCCATGACGCAGCAGGACGCGGCGGACGTGCTCGGCTGCTCGCGCCAGTACGTGAACGAGCTGGTCACGGGCGGTCGGCTGCTGTCGGTTGCCCCTCCGGCCGGGTCGCGTGCGCGCGGTCGCCTGGTCGATACGGCGCAGGTCCGCGCCCTGCTCGCGCAGCGGCTTGACAAGCTTGTCAAGCAGAATGTAAGCTAGGAAGATACAACAGGAGGAGAAGCCCCGTGAAAAACACCACCCCGGACACCGACCGACGCCTGGGCATCATGCTCGGCCTCGCCTACGGCGACGCACTCGGACGCCCCCTCGAATTCGCCACCTCCCAGATGATCACCAAGCTCGGATCACCGTTCCGCCGGGCCGTCGGCATCAACACCGCCAAGAACGGCATCGTCACCGACGACACCCAGATGAGCATCGCCGTAGGCCGCGCCGCCCGCACCCACGGCCGCCCCAACCCCGCCCACCTCACCGACCAGTTCGTGCGCGAGTTCATCCGCTGGCGCAACGACCCGAAAAGCACGGACGGCCTGCGCGCCCCCGGCATCACCTGCCTGTCCGCTGTCGCCCGCCTGCGTAAGGGAGAGCACTGGACGAAAGCCACCGACGCCGGGTCGAAGGGCAACGGGGCCAACATGCGCGTCGCGCCGCTGGCGTTGCGCACCGACTGGACCTGGGACGAGATGGGGGCCGCCGCCCAGCTTCAGGCCGCCATCACCCACGGCCACCCAACGGCCATGGCGGCCGCCCACCTCACCGCCGCCGCCGTCCGCATGCTCCTGGAAGGTGTGGCCCGGCCCAACGAGCAGTTCCTTGACCACCTGATCGCCTACGCGTGGGACCAGCGCAGCGTCTACGACGCCGCCTGGCTGGGGCACCTGTGGCAGACCCCCCGTCACGAGTGGAGGTCCAGCATCGCACCCGTGCTGCCGTCGCCGGGCAAGCTGACCTGGTGGGAGGACGTCGCCAGGGGTGCGACGTTCACGCGGGAGGACATCGTCGAGGCACCCCGCCCGGTCAAGCCCGCCCGCAGGCCCGTGAAGTCGCCCGAGCAGTTCATCGAACGCGGCTGGGACAAGGTCATCGACACGCTGGAAGGGATCAGGCTCGTCACCCGAGACGGCTGGATCGACCCGTGCCACATCGGCGGTGACGGCTGGGTTGCCGAAGAGGCCCTGGCGACGTCGCTGCACGCACTGCTGTGCTTCAAGGACAACCCGGCTAGCGCCGTCCGGCGGGCGGCGTTCACCCAGGGCGACTCGGACAGCATCGCCTCGATCACGGGGGCCCTGGCTGGTGCCGCGTACGGACTGAAGGCGTTCCCGTCGCACTGGCTGGGCAACATCGAATACCGGGGGGAGTTGGAAAGCCTGACGGGTGATCTGACCAGGGCGGCGAGCCGCTGAAATCCCCTGTCACAGCCCGCTTGACATACACGTCAAGCGGGCTGTAGTCTATGGACGTACACAACGAGCGAGGGAGAACGGCATGAACATCATCGACGGTCGCCACCTGGAAATGATCAACGACGGGATGGGGTTCATCCCCCGCGAAAGCGCGATCGTTGACCACCCCGCCGTTGCGGCCCTGCACCGGGAGATGGACGCCGAGGTCGTCACCGCCGTCAGCGTCCAGAACGCCCGCCCCGGCATGTACGTCGCCACCGACGACATGGACACCTTCCGCAAGGTCGTCGAGTACCCCGTCATCACCGGCCAAGGCGTCTTCGTCAACCTCTCCGGCGGGCAGATCGGCCCGCTGCCCCTCGACACCGCGATCACGGTGGACATCTCCCACTGAACCACCCGCCCTCCGTCAGCCCCCCTGCCTGCCGGTAGGGGGGCTGTACCATGTCGACCGACAGAAAGGAACAGCCATGATGAGCAAGATTGTTGACGCGATCGAGCTGGTGCCGGGCGCGCTGCTGATAGCCGCCGGTATCGCGACGATCGTCAGCGCCGCAACCGGGGCGCTCTGGCACTGAACGCCCCGGGCGGCCGTACCATGTGAGGCATCCGAAAGGGGCAACACATGGGGACCGCCTGGCAGATGCCGCTAGCCGTCATCGGCAAGCCGACCGGCGACGGCCGTCAGTTCGACGAAGGCGCGCTGTCGCACCGCGACTTGCCGCTGCCGCTGCGGTACGTGGCCGCAGACTCGGGCGGCCACGCGAACGCTGTGATCGTCGGCCACATCGCGAAGATCGGCAAGGAAAAGGACGGGATGCTCCCCGGCCAGGGGGAGTTCTACGACGACGAATCCTGGCCCGAAGACGTGCGCAACGCCGCCATGGCCGCCCGGATGTTCACCGAAAAGAAGGTCATCGGGCCGTCCGTCGACCTGGACATGCAGGAGATGGAGCACGTCCCGGAGCCCAAGGCGTACGCGGCATGGAAGAAAGAGCAGGCCGGGAAGCTGAAGGCCGCGAAGATGGCTCACGCCGGGAAGACCGGCGGTGACTGCGGCTGCGGCGATCCGGTGATGGCCGAGGAGGCGTACGACGGCCCCCGGCTGAAGATGATCCGGTCCGGCCGGATGGCGTCCGCCACGCTGGTGCACATCCCCGCGTTCGCGGAGCTGTCCGGGCACGCGAAGCTGACTCCGATCGACTCGTCCGATCCGAATGTCGAGGGGACCACGTCCAGCGCATTCAAGATCGAAAACGATCGCGAGGTGTTCCAGTCGATAGCTGACCTGGGGCAACTCTTCGAGGACGAGAGCGACGAGTTCGCCAACGTGCTGTCCGACGGAGCGACCGGGACCGGCATCCCCAACCGTAAGAAGCGCAACCCCAAGGCCGCCAAGGTCAATCAGGACGACGAGGAGTTCTTCGGCTCCGGCATCTGGCTCACCGACGACGAGTTCGAGGAATTCGCCCGCAAGCGCATCCCGAACCGGGGCAAGGACGGCCAGCCCGAACCGCCCGGCAATGAAGGCGAGCAGGGCCAGGGCGGCGGCGGCCTCGGCGGCGGCACCTACGCCGCGCCGGACGTCACCAAGGCGGGCGTGCGGAAGAAGCTCGACGACGCCGACTTCGTCGACCCGGAAGGCCGCCGGTTCCCCATCGCCTCGTGCGGGGACGTCCCCGACGCCGTGTCCTCGTACGGCCGGGCGAACCCGAAAATCCCCTACGGCAAGTTCAAGGCGCGGCTCACGGCCATCGCCAAGCGCAAGGGCTGCGAGGGCAGCCTCCCCGACGACTGGAAGGCCGGAGAGAAGATGGCCGCGCTCATGGCCGGGGCCGCCCCGGTCGCCCCGCCCAAGGCGTGGTTCGACGACCCGAAGCTGACCGGGCCCACCCCGCTGCACATCGGCGACGACGGCCGCGTCTACGGCCACGTCGCCGTGTGGGACACCTGCCACGTCGGCATCGGCGACTCGTGCGTCAAGCCCCCCAAGACGGCCACCTCTTACGCGTACTTCCACACCGGGGAGGTGAAGACCGACGACGGCTCTCGGGTCGCCGTGGGCCGCCTCACGTACGGCGGCGGGCACGCTGCCGCCAACCTCGGCTACCGGGCGGCCGCCGAACACTACGACCGCACGTCCAACACCGGCGCGTACGTGCGCGCAGGCGAAGACGAGCACGGCATCTGGGTGGCAGGCATGCTCGCCCCGGACGCCGACGAGAGCGCCGTCTTCAAGATGCGCGCCGCCCCCCTGTCCGGCGACTGGCGGCGCGTTGGCGGCAACCTTGAGATGGTGGCCGCCCTGCACGTCAACACGGCAGGCTTCCCCATCCCCCGCGTGCTCACCGCGTCGACCGTGAGCGGCTTCCCTGAGGATGAGGAAGTCCTGAGCCTCGTCGCCGCTGGCGCGCTTCACCGCGTTGTCGACGAGGGCGACACGGGCCTCACGGCGGCGGGAATCGACACGGAGGAGCTGGGCCGGGCCATCGCCCGGGGGATGCTCGCCGAGCAGGCGGCCGCCGCCCAGCGGGAAGCTCAGGCGGCGGAGTGGCGTGAGCTGCTCGCGTCGGCCACCGGCGGCGGCGCGCAGGCCGATTATGATGAGGCTCGCGCGGAGCTGCTGGTGGCGCTCGTGCAGGAGTGAGCAGGAGGAGAAGCAATGGCCTGTAACTGTGGAGGTGGCGGGTCCGGCCTCGGCAACTACGAGGTGCTGGACGCCCAGGGCAATCTGATCAAGCGGTTCACCGCCGTGCGTGAGACCGAGCCGAAGGTGTACGCGGCCAGGGTGCCCGGTGCTACCTGGCGCAAGACCAGCTAGAAACGCACGCAGAGAGGCCCGGCCCCCCTTCCCCGGGGCCGGGCCTCTCTGCATTCCTATGCGCCTTTCGCGATCAGCCGTAGCGAGAGCAGCGCGTACCGCCTTGCGAGCCGGAACCGGCCCCGCCTGACGGCCCGGCCAGCTTCCACCATCGGGCAACACTTCTTCTCCGGCGGCTTGCCCGGCTTCCCGCCGCGCCGCACCGTCGCCCGGTCCCTGCGTGACGAATACCGGGGCGCGGCCGGGCCCGGCCCGGTGCGGCCCTGCTTACGCCACTTCGGGACGTCGTCCCAGTCGTGCCCCATCAGGCCCTCCCGGCGATGATCCGCACCGACATGGTCGCGTACCGCCGGGCCAGCCTGAACTGCCCGCGCCGGGCTGATCGGGCCGCCGCGATCATCGGGCAGCAGCCCCCGGAATCGCGGTGCGGCTTGGGTGCGGGCGGCTTCCGGCCGTGGTTGGGCGGCGGCAGAGGCCCGCCTGCCGGTTCTGGGTCCGGCCACCAGCGGCCCATTAGACAAGCCAGCCGGACATGAGGCGCACCGACATCCAGGCATACCGCCGCGCCAGCCGGTACTTGCCTCGCCGTGCCGAGGCGGCCGCCGCCACCATCGGGCAACACTTCTTCTCGGGCGGCTTGCTGCCACCTGCGCGGTGTGAGGTTTGGCCGCGCGGGACGTTTGTCTGGATCTTCCGCGTCCTGCCGCCGGGCCCGCCGGGGTTGCTGTCGCCCTTCCAGGATCCGCTCATTCCACCGTCTCCCACTCGCCGAGTGGCTGACGGACCAGGGCGGATGCCGCGATGCGCTGGTATTTGGGGTGCGTCCGGTTAGGCCGGGCCAGCGTGTTCTGGATCGCCTGATGCCGGTCCCGGGCGTCCCTTTCGGACGTGCATTCGCGGATGTCGCTAACGGTGTCCTCGACGTCACCGTTTCCGTTCAGGTATTCCATGGTGGTCCTGACGGCCCATCTGTACTGCTGGCCAGTCTCGGGGGTGTGTTCCACGTCGTCCTCCTCCTGCCGGTGAATGAGGTGGGGGCCTGGTCAGGCTCTGTGGCCCAGCGGCGCGACTCGATCGCCTTCTCCGCCGGGGGTCCTGACCGGCCCCCGATTCAGTTGTCTGCTCATAGCATACACCTTCCTTGCGGCCTGGCGCAACCCGGCGTAGGCTTACGACATACAGAGGGAGGCCAGCATGGGCATCGGATCCTTGGCCGTGGTCGTCGTCGGCATACCGGCCCTGGCCGCAGCGATCAGCTACGCCGGGCGGTGGTGGCCGTGACCGACGCCCTCTTCGAGATCGCCGACTCGGACCCGAAGCGCGAGCACCAGGCATGCGACAGATGCCTGGTCGGAGCCTGGGCGTCCAATGACAGGCTCCGGGCGCGCGGCTGGCTCGTCTACGACGGAACCTCTCAAACCGGTAAGGAACTGCATGTGCGTATCTGTCCGAAGTGCCAGCTCACGAAAGCTTGACACCACCGTCAAGTAGAGCGTATGCTTATGGCATACAAGGAAGCGCCTGGAGGGGGAAACCAAGATGGTGTTCATGGCCGAGCTGTTCTACGTCAACTACCAGCCGCAAGCCATTCTGATCCAGGCCGATGACGTCACCATCGCCATGGCGGCGGCCTACAAGTTCGCCGCCATGAACGGCGGTGCGTTGGACAAGCGTTGGCCCGGGACTAAGGGCTGGGGCGTCGGCCTGTCCGTCTGCGAGCCCTCCGCGCGGCAACTGCGCAAGTTCCGGATGATCCGCGCCACCCCGAAGGCGGCACGATGAACCTCCCCCTCCCAACCGACTGGAACGACTACCGGAAGTGCTCGCAGATCTGCCGGGCGGAGACTGGCGAGCCCTGCACCTCGACGAGCGGGAAGATCGTCGGCGGCCAGACCGACGGCGTGCGCACCCCGCTCGCAGCCCCGCACAAGGCCCGCAAGCTACGCAAGGGGCGCGGCGGCGCGTAGACTCCGGACCGCCACGAACCGAACGCGAACACAGGACGGCCCCCACCGAACCGGCGGGGGCCGTCCTTCTATGTTTCCCCGGGTCAGACGTTAGCAAACCCGTCCGGGGCCGCCTCGTTTTCGATCTTGCCGCCCTCCCGCTGGTCCGTCATCGGCGAGTCCTTGGCCGCGTCCGCCGCCGCGTTGCGGTTGATGACCAGCTTCGGCCACTGGTTCGGCGGCAGCGGCAGGATGCTCGCCTTGGGCGGCGGGAACGGCTTCGACCGGTACTCCGGCACCCCGTACCAGACAGTCTTCTGGTGGGTTGTCGTCACACCCGTGTGCACCAGAACAGGCACGTCGACCTGGTGGGCGCGCAGGCAGAAGGAGATATCCTCCCCGCACTTCTCGCCGTCCGGGCCCGGGATGCGTTCAAACCAGATGTGCGCCGGTGCGCCCTGGCCCACAGACCAGGCGCTGATCTTCTCGTACACCGATCGGTGGGTCAGGAGGAAGCCGGTGCCGGTCGCACCGACCCGGGTCACCTCGTCTTGGGGCCAGTCCGGCCGCGAAGCCAGCTTGTAGGAGCCCGGCATGCCCGACTTGGGTTCCACCCAGGACCAGTCATACAGGGTGGGTGCCAGGCTGGAACGCAGGCCGCCCCGGAAGTCGTGCGTGTAGTCGCCCTCGACGAAGCAGAGGCCGCCCACGATGGGTGCCGTGTCGGGGTCGGCGACCGACATCAGCTTCTCCAGGGCGTCCTCTTCGACGCCGATGTCCGAGTCCCACCAGAGCAGCCAGTCCGAGTCGCTGGACAGGAACGCGGCGGTGGCGGTGTTGCGTGCGTGGGCGAGCTCCATGGACCGGCCCCACACGGCCGCCAGCGCACCGTTGTTCATCAGGCCGGAGTTGTGCAGCAGGTGGTTGCCGTGAGCCTTGTCGTAGGCGGCCACCCGGATGACCGACTCGACGAAGTTCCAGCCCGCCTCGTTCAGGTGCGGGACGCCGATGCACACCTTCTCCCCGGCGCGGGGGTTCAGGGCGGCGGCCAGTTCGGCGGCCGCTTGCACTGCTTCCGGGGTGAAGTGCGGCCGCTCTCCGCCGCCGGGCGTAGCTGATTCCATACGGTCCTCCTCCGTTTCGTGCACGGTACCGGCTATGATCCCCGGCAGGTGTATCGGCGCTGCCACGGTCCGGCCGAACGCTCGAAGTGAAGAGAGAAAGCAGTGCCTAACCTGCCTTTCCAGGTGCCGCCGAAGGACGACAAAGGCAATTATGTCTTTTCGTCGTATTCGACGGAGGACCTGACTTCGATTCGCTCGCAGATTCGCGAGGCGGCGGCGCAGTACGCGGACATGGAGATTTCCGACGTCTCGCCCGAAGACGTCGAGACGATGCGCGAGCTGACCCAGATCACGAAGGGCGTGAACGCGGAGCGCTCCAAGCGCAGCGGTGCCGCAGGCGCGTTCGCCGCCCTCACCGACAGCCTTGGCGACGAGGACGAGCCGGACGACGAGCCGGACGCCGGTGACGCGGGCAGCACGGAGGCCAGCGCCCCGGCCGCCCCCGCAGCGACCACCACGGCGGCAGCGGCGAAGCCGCCCACCCCTGGCGTCGCGGCCGTGGCGTCCCAGACGGCTCCCGCAGCCGTTCCGGCGGAGACGGTCCCGCAGCGGACCCCGGCCGTCATCCTCGCCGGAGCCAACAACGACGTCCCCATGGGCGAGGAACTGGACTGGAACAAGGTCGGCAAGCTTGTCGAGAAGCGGTTCCAGCAGTACAGCGCGATGGGCGGCGGCGGCGCTGCACAGCGGCATTCCATCGCCCAGTTCAAGCTGGACTACCCGAAGGAGCTCGTCGCCTCGGGTGGCCTCCAGGAGGACGCGACGGCGGTCATCGACTACGCGGCCAGCGAGAAGCGCCTTCCCGGCGGATCCCTGCTCGCGTCGATCAACCTCACGCGCAAGCGGATCGAGGCCCAGGGTGGCAACAGCCTGACCGCCGCCGGTACCGGCTGGTGCGCGCCGTCCGAGGTGCTGTACGACCTGTGTGAGCTGGAGTCGTCCGACGGCCTGCTGGACATCCCGGAGATCAACGTCTCGCGGGGCGGCATCAAGTACACGACCGGCCCGGACTTCTCGTCGATCTACTCTGGTGCCGGTTACTTCCACTACACCGAGGCACAGATCATCTCGGGTGTCACGAAGCCGACGATGTCCGTGCCGTGCCCGAGCTTCACGGACACGCGGCTGGAGGCGGACGGTCTGGCGATCCAGACGGACCTGCTTCAGCTTCGCGGCTACCCGGAGCTGATCGCCCGGTTCGTGCGGGGCGCGATGGTCGCGCACACCCACAAGATCAACCAGTTCATGATCAACGCCCTGGTGACCGGCTCGACCGCGCTCAGCCTCCCGAGCAACGTCGCCAGCCACACCCCCGGCCTCGGCACCACCTGGTACTCCGACCACTCCGTCGTGTCCACCCTGCTGGGCGCGCTCGACATGGCCATCCAGGATTACAAGTACCGCCAGCGGATGCAGCTCAACAGCACCCTGGAAATCGTGCTCCCCTACTGGGTGCAGTCGTGGATCCGCGCGGACATCACGCGCAAGGCGTTCTACGACGGTGACGGATCCGACCAGTACGCCGTCACCATGCAGCGGATGACCGAATGGCTGACCGTCCGTGGTGCTCGCGTCCAGTGGGTGTACGACTGGCAGGACGCGTTCTACTGGGCGGCCTACCCGACGGGGGCCCCGTCGCAGTGGCAGCAGTTCGGCACCGACCCGACGTCGAGCAACTTCGTGCAGGACTGGCCGCACACGCTCCAGATCCTGCTGTACGCGGCCGGTACGTGGGTGCGCGGCAACGCCGACATCATCACCCTCGACACCGTGTACGACTCGACGCTGCTGGCGCAGAACAAGACCACCCAGCTCTTCACCGAGCAGGGCATCCTGGCCGCGAAGACGTGCTTCGACAGCCGGGTCTACACCATCGGCACCGCGACGGGTGGCCTGATCCCGGACGGCGCGGCGGCGTACGCGCTGAACGCGCAGGCGCTCGCCTCCACCGGCACCTTCGCCGTCTTCCCGTCCAACCCGTAAGCGAGACCCCCGGGGCCGCCCGCAGCTTGATCGCTCAGATCGCAACGGCGGCCCCGGGGTCCACCTTCGGGAAAGGAGGGGGAAGGCATGGTTGCTCTCACACCGATGACCGGGCCGGTATACGTACCGCAGCCCGCCGTCGGCAACATCCGTTACGGTCTTTTCGCGGCCGCCAACGGCCCGTTCCCGATGCCGGATCACGGCGACGTGGGCGGCGTGCAATACCTGGAGGAGCATTGCGGGCAGGCCCACCTGTGGGCGGCCGCGTCCTGCTCCGAACACACCGTCAACGGCGGGGTCATCCCGCTGGACGGCTGTGACGGCACGGCCGTCGGCCTGCCGTTTCAGGTTGTTGCCAGCCTGAAGACCAGCGCGTTCCCGTACGACGCCGCCGAGGTGGAGCGCCGGGTCCGGGTGCGGCTCAACGACAACGCGCAGTACGTCGCCGAGCAGGCGTTCTGGGGCGGCAACGCCGATGTTCAGCCTGCCCTTCAGCGGGCCGAGCTGAACGGCGGCACGGGCATCCTCGACGTCACGCCGACGCCGGGCACCCCGGTCACGATCGAGTACGGCTTGGGTCTGCTCGAAGATGCGCTCGCCCAGTACAGCTATCCGGGCATCATCCACGCCCGGCCGCTGGTGGCCCCGTTCGCGGCCGAACGGATGCTCGCACCGACCCCCGTGCAGGCCCCCCGGGGTCCGTCGGGGGTGCAGTTCACGCCGATGGGGAACGTGTGGTCGTTCGGCCGGGGCTACTCCGGCAACAAGCCCAACAACGATGCGACGGCCCCGGCGGCGGGCACCGCCTACATGGTGGCCACCGGCGCGGTGACGGTGTGGCGTGACGACAAGGTGTGGGTGAGCCCGCCCGAGAAGTCGTTCGACCGGTCCGGCAACGCGTGGCAGACGGCCGGACAGCAGGCGTACGCGATCACCGTTGACTGCGTGGCGTTCTTCGTCCTGGTCGCCCTCAACGCCATGACGGCAACGACTAGCACGACCCCTGTCGCGACGGTGCAGTGGTGACTCTGATGGGGTACACCGTGGTCACCGACAAGCAAAGGAGTCGATCATGGCAGTAGTAATCACCAACCGGCACGAGCCGGAAGGCGAGGTGGCCGCGCGGCTGCTGGAGCTGGCCAGCGAGAAGGGCTACGACGCCCGGACCGTTGAGGCCGTGCGCGGCGAGCACGATGCGGGTCTGTCCTTCCGGGTTCCGCAGGATGTGGCCGACGCGTTCGACGGAGAGCGCGCCGACCGCTGGCCCGACAAGATCGAAAACGATGGGGAGAAGGCCTCCGACCTGCCATCCGCCAGCGTCGGCGAAGACGCCTATGCTGCGGACCAGGCCCGCGCCGCCGCTGCGCAGGCCAGTCTCAACCAGCAGCAGAGCAACGACGCCGAACAGAACGCCCCCGCCGCGTCGCGTACGCGGCAGGGCAAGGCCAAGGAGTAGCGGATATGACGGCCGTATGCCAGGCCCCCATCCAGGGCACCACCATGCGGGTCCAGACAGTCAACTCGTGTGGCACCCCGAATACGGGTTCCTGCGTGTCGGCCGTCTCGACCGGTTTCGTCTCGGTGGAGATGCAGGATCAGGTCGAGTCGGGTCAGGAGATCGTCGTCCTGAACGCGGCTGGCGTGATGTGCGTCAACGAGAAGTCGCCGAAGCAGCTCAAATGGATCGACGTAACGATCACGTTCTGCAACGTCGACCCGGAGTTGTTCGGCTTGATCACCGGCTCCACGCTGGTGCTCAACGACGCCGCCGCCCCGGCGGCCGTCGGCTTCCAAACCCGGACGAGCAACTACGCGGCGGGCGCTTTCGGGCTGGAGGTGTGGACCAACATCGCCAGCCCCGCCTGCGTCACGGTCGGCACGTTCTCGCTGGTCCCGTACGGGTATTTCCTGCTGCCGAACATCGTCGAGGGCACCGTCGGCGACCTCAAGATCGAGAACGGGGCGATCTCGTTCACGGTGAACGGCCGCACCAAGCAGGGCACCAACTGGGGCACCGGCCCCAAGAACGTGCTGGCCAACATGACGACGGGCGCGTCAGAGAAGCTGCTGATCGCCCTGCCGCCGGACACCCACCGGCACCTTCAGTGGACGTACCTGGCCCCGCCTGCCGCTTCGTGCGGCTGCGCGAGCTGACCTACAGTCGGGCAAGACGGGGGCCGGGTGGACTAACCGCCCGGCCCCCGTTCCGTGGGGAGATGCCATGACCAGTGCAGTACCTGACGGCTGGACCGTCACCAACTTCGCGGCCTGCTCGACAACCTGGGCCGCCCTCACCGCCGACCAGAAAGCGCTCGCCCTGCGCCTGGCGGCCTTCACCGTGTACTCGCTGACGGGTCGGCAGTTCGGGACCGTCACGCTCACGCTCAGGCCGTGCAATGCCCCCTCGCTGCCGCCGCTCTATCAGGTCTACCCGGTGAACCTGATCAACCCGTGGGGCACCGACGAGGGCAACAGCTACTACCCGCTGTACATCCAGAACGGGGTGTGGCACAACGCCGGGTGCGCGGGCATCAACTGCTGCGGAGCCACCTGCGAGGTGGAGCTTCCCCGTACGGTGTCCATCGAGTCGGTGATCATCGACGGGGCGACGCTCAACGCGAGCGCCTACCGGGTCGACAACGGCAACCTGCTGGTGCGCACCGACGGCTCCTGCTGGCCGCAATGCCAGGACCTCGACAAGGACGTGGGTGCCGCCGACACGTGGAGCGTCACCGGCGTGTTCGGCCGGGTCGTGCCCGACGAGGCTCTGGACGCGGCGAGCATCCTCGCCTGCGAGATCGGTAAGGCGATCGCCGGTCAGCCGTGCCGCCTGCCGCAGCGCATGCAGTCGCTGTCCCGCACGGGCGTGTCCGTGCAGTTCCCGAGCGTCAACACCTACTTGGACCGGGGTCTGACCGGGCTCAATGAGGTGGATCAGCTCGTGGTCCAGTTCAACCCGGGCCGCCTTGCGCAGTCGCCTATGGTGCTGTCCATGGATCAGTCGCCCAACCGCATCACCACGATCCCGTGACCCAGCCTGCCGACCCGATCGGTATGCCGGTCGCCCAGGAGCTGCTGGCCTGCTTCACGACGAAGCTGGCCACGCTGACGTCCCCGCCGAAGTACATTCAGCTTCGCGTCGGCCAGGACACCGCCCCGTACTTCGGCCCGAATGTCGACGAGTGCTGTGCAGGTCTGGCGTGGGTGCGTATCGCCAACATCTACCCGTCGTGGGACAGCTTCCCCGCCGCCGACAACACGTGGCTGCCGTGCGGGCCGCTGGCGTACGCGGTGGTGCTGGAGATGGGCATCGCGTTCTGCATGCCCTGGTCGGATTCGAGCGACACCCTGGACAACCTCGATCCGCCGAGCACGGCGGACTGGGCGGCGGCGGCCGCGACGCAGATGGTCCATCAGACGTTGATGCGCCGCACAGCGGCGTGCTGCTGGCTGCCGACGCAGCGCCGCGCGGTGGGCGAGTGGTCTCCGCTGCCGGTGGAGGGTGGTTGCACCGGCGGTAAACTGCTGGTGACCGTGTCGGTCCCCGCCCCGTGCGCGGACTGCTGACGGTCGGCCCGCAGCCCCTCCGGGCTTGAAGCAGATTCGAGGGGCCCCATCCGGACGAAGGGGGAGCCATGGCCGCATCGGGCCGCAAGACCGGCAAGCGGACGTACGAGGTAGCGGTGAGCTTCAACCATCTGGACCGTGGCGAGCAGTTCACGCTGGACGCGGACGACCGGTGGCCCGCGCCGTACGTGGAGAGTGGCTACCTACGGGTCGTGGCGGAGGAGGAGCCGGATGCCGGGCGGGGTGAAGTCGGTCAACGTCGAGTTGTTCCTGCCGGTGATTCAGGGGATCTTGAAGGATGACGTAGGTCGTGAGGTCGTCAAGGTCACCACGAAGGTGCTCAACCGTGCTCGGGTGATGACGCCTGTGGACACGGGGAACTTGCGGGCAAGCCACCAGTTCAAGATCAAAGCGTCCGGTTCGAAGATCACGGGCGAGGTGTTCACCCGGGTCAAGTACGCACTGCCCGTGCATGAGGGCCGCCGCCCGGTGGTCATCTACCCGAAGCGCAAGCAGGCCCTCGCTTTCGTCTGGCATGGCCAGCCGATGGTGCGTAAGTGGGTCTCGCAGCCTGCCCGGCGGGGTCGCCCGTGGATGCGAGACGCCCTGCGTGAGGTCGCTACGAGCGAGGGATGGAAGATGCAGAGCGCTGCCGCAGCGGATGCGCCCGGCGGCGACACGTAGGAGGAGGAGATATGCCTGAGGCGACCGTGAAGGTCACGCTCGGCGGCCGTGAGGTCGAGATGCGCAAGCCGACTGATGGCGCGCTGGTGGTACTGGCCCGAACATTTCGAGGCCTGCCCAAGATCGAAAACGTTGAGGAGTTGACCGCTGAGCAGCGCGACCGCATGGTCCGCAACCTCGGCACCATCGGCAAGGTCGTCGAGCAGATGATCGTCAGCGACGACGACAAGGACTGGCTCGACGACGCCATGATCGGCGGGGACGTGAGCGCAGAGCAGGTCTTCGCGGTGATCACCGAGGCCACCAAGGAATTCAACGACCAGGCCGCCCCGGCAGCAAAGAAGGCTGCCCCCGTGCGGAGGCGCAGGTGAAGACGAAGCGAATCCTCTGGACTGTCGTGTTCCTTGGGCTCACCCTCGCCGCGATCGTCATGGAGGTCGTCGCCGGGGTGTTCCATCCGGCCGGAACCATCCCCTGGACCGAATACATCGCCCAGTACGTGCCCTGGCCGATCCAGCTCGGCGTGTACGTGGCCCTTGCGGCGTGGCTCCCGTTCCACTTCTGGCGGGCCGACGTCAAGGCCAAACGGGCGTACCGCGAGGGTATCCAGCTTGGCCGGTTGCAGGGCGCGGCGGACCAGAGGCGTAGGGCGGCTGGAGTGACGTGGGCCGAAGCACCAAAGTGCAGCCACGGCTGCGTGTTCGGATCTCCCGTTCACGTTTGCAACGAGCTGCCGTCCGATGCCCGCTGACGCTCTCGCTGCACTCAAGGTCTGGGCGCTCGACGTTGAGTTGGCCGGGGAGACCTTCACGGTTCCTCCCCGGCCAGCAGCCGACTGGTTCCTCGCGATCCTTGACGAGGACGTACCGCTGCCCCTCATTCCGGGGATGATGGGCGCGGGCGCGGAGGAGCGCATCGCGGACATGCTGCTTGACGGCGAGATTACCGCCGAGCTGCTTGCGACCCGGTCCCGAGAGTTGCTGGCCGAGGCGGCCGGACGTCCCTGGTGGGAGGCGGACCGGCTGATCCGTTCGTCTGCCGCGTCGTGGCACATCATCGGGGGGGAACTGACCCGGCTTGGCGTGGACCTGGACAGGGTCAGCCTTGCGGCGGCGCTGAACGCCATCTACGTGGTGTGCGTGCGCACGATGGACGAGCAGGAGCGCAACAGGTTCGACATCGATCTGCGAATGCCCCCGATCGGCGTGGAAGGCGTGAAGGCGGATGACCTGTACGACCAGCGCGCGGCCGAGTCGGCGTTTGCGGCCCTGATGGGCCAGGCGCAACCACCCACACCCGTAGGATCGTGAGCCATGGCCGGTGTTCTGGGACGCGCGTTCGTGCAGGTGTTCGCTGACCTGTCGAAGTTCACGCCCGGGTTGCGGCAGGAGATCAAGAAAGCCCTCGACGAGCAGACGAAGGGTCTGGAGTTCGAGGAGCTGGACAAGTCGGCGCGGCAGGCGGGTGAGTCGGCGGCGGATGAGCTGGCCAAGGGCGTCGACACCAAGATCGAAAACGATATGGAGAAGGAGGGTAAGAAGGGCGGGACCTCCCTCTGGAAGGGTCTGAGCCAAGGCCTGTCCGTCGCCGCCGCCCTCCTGATGCCCACCCTGATCGGCCTCGCCGTGGAGCTCGTGGCAGCCCTCGCCCCGGCCGTCACCGCCCTCGCGGGCACCCTGCCAGTGGCCATCTTCGGCATGGTCGGCGCGGTCGGCGCGCTGGCCCTGGCGACCCACGGCCTGGGGGCCGCCCTCTCGACCGCGTTCGATCCGGCAAAGGCCGAGCAGTTCAACGAGGCGATGAAGAAGCTGTCGCCCAGCGCCCAGGACTTCGTCCGGGAGATCCAGCGGCTTCACCCCGCCTTCCGCCAGCTTCAGCAGGACATCCAGCAAGTGTTCTTCAACCAGCTTGAGGGCACGCTGACCCGGGTGGCCCGGCAGTTGCTGCCGACCCTGCACAAGGGCCTCACCTACCTGGCCGTGGACATCGGGAAGATCGGCGACAACGTCCTGCGGACCTTCGGCAACCGGTCGGCGGACATCGGGGCGATCTTCACGGCCGCACACGAGGCGCTCAAGCCGTTCATCCCGGCCCTGGCCCAGTTGACGGGGGCGTTCATCACGCTGGGCGCGGTCGGCGGCCCCCTGTTCGCCACCCTCTCCACGGGCTTCGCGAATCTGCTGGTGCAGTTCTCGCAGTTCATCAACGAGGCGGCCGCCTCGGGGGCGCTGGCCCAGTTCTTCGACGATGCTCTGGTCATCCTCCGGCAGCTCGGGGGCTTTCTCGGCAACGTTTTTGATCTTGTGACGGCGCTGATCACGGCCCTCCAGGCCGACGGCGCGCAGGCTCTCGGCTTCCTCAGCGCCCTTGTCGGCCAGCTCGCCGCATTCTTCGCGAGCGCCCAGGGCCAGGAGGCTCTGGCGGACCTGTTCATGCTGCTGAACACCGCGCTGAGCACCATGGCGCAGGTCCTTACGCCGCTGCTGCCCGCGATCGGCCAGCTCGTGAGCATCTTCGCCGGGGGCCTCACCGACGCGCTCGTCAAGATCACGCCGTTCCTGGTGTCCGTCGCCGACATCCTCGCCAAGCATCCCGACCTGCTGGCCGCCGCCGTAACCGCGTGGATGGCGTACCGCACCGCCCTCATCGCCGTGGCCGTCTACGAAGCGATCGTGGACGCCCTCAACCCGGTCGGCTGGATCGTGCTCGCCGCCGCCGCCATCGCCGCCGGGGCCTACCTGATCTATAAGAACTGGGGGGCCGTCACCACCGCGCTGAAGTCCGCCTGGGAAGCGATCAAGGGATTCTTCCAGGGCATCTGGCAGTGGATCGTCTCGGTCGGCAAGAGCATCGGCGACTGGTTTACCGTCACCCTCCCCGGCTTCTTCGCCAGCATCCCCGGCAAGATCTGGGCGGCCCTGAGCGCCCTGCCCGCCCTGCTGGGCCAGCTCTTCCTCAACGCCCTGAACGCGGCCGGGTTCGCCATCGGCGTCGGCATCGGCCTGATCATCGCCTTCTTCGTCAAAGCCCCCGGGATGATCTGGGACGCGGTCAAGTCGATCGGTCACCTGTTCGTGGACCTGTGGAACCTGGCCTTCTCGCTGGGCAAGACCGCCCTTGAGCTGGGCGTGAGCGCCGTGATCTTCATCTTCACCCAGCTCCCCGGCAAGATCGCCGGGTTCGTCAACCGCCTCCCCGGCATCATCGGCGGGGCGTTCCGCAGCGCATGGGACTGGGCGAAACGGGAAGTGCGGGAAGGCGCGGACGCCGTCGTCAGCTTCGTGCGCGACCTGCCCGGCCGCATCTCCGGGTTCATGCGCAACGTCGGGCACGACATCCTGTCCGGGCTGAAGTCCGGCATCAACTCGATCATCTCCGGCTTCAATTCCGGCATCGACCGCGTATCCAGCGCCGTGCACATCGGCCTGCCGCACATCCCCCTGCTGGCGTCCGGCGGCCTGGTCACCGCCCCGACCCTCGCCGTCGTCGGTGAGGCCGGGCCTGAAGCGGTCGTGCCGATGGGCGACCCGGCCAAGGCGGCCGCCGTCGCCAAGAGCACCGGCCTGCTCGACATGCTGGGCAGCCGGGCCTCGCACGGCGAAGCGACCAACGTCCGGGTCTACCTGGGCACGAGGGAGATCACGGATATCCTCGACGTGCGCATCGACAAGAAAATGAGCGACCAGGCCAACGAGCTGTCATACGGGACGAGGTGACCGGGTGCCGACGATCACCGCCACCGCCGACGCAACCAAGTCCCAGGTGCGCCTGGATCTCGACTTCAGCGACATCGACGCCCCGTACGCCCTGGTGAACCGGGTGGATGCGGCCACCGGAGCGACGGCGCAGGTGCGCGGTCACGGCGCGTCCACCACCATCGGTGGTGTCGCCTACGCGCCCATGCAGGCCGGTTACAAGGCGGTCCTGTACGACACGGAAGCGCCGCTGGACAGCTCGGTCTACTACACCGCCAGCGCGCCCGTGGTGACCCTGAACGCCAACCCGACGTTCGCCGACGGCTACACCGACCCCTGGTATGCGTCCACCTCGGCGACCACCATCCGGCCCACCTCGTCGAGGTCCGGCGCGACGTTCATGTCCTTCTTCACCGACGGGACGATCGCCACCCCGAACCTGCGCGCCGAGGACATCCCGGCCACCCCCGGTGCCTCGTTCACGATCACGGCGGTCGTGTCGTCGAATGTCACTCAGACGGTGAACGTCGGGGTCAGCTACCTGGACGGGGCAGGCGGCTTCCTTTCGACCGGTAGTTCCAGCGCGTCTGTGCTCGCCGCGACGACCATCACGTTCACGCTGGTAGCCCCCGCCAACGCCGCGTTCGTGCGGCCGTTCATCAACGTGACGGGCACCCCCGCCGCGACCACGATCATCAGCGTGAGCTCGGTGGTGGTGGTGTCTGCCGCCGGGTCGGCGACCTCGGCCGGTGTGTCGCTGGCCTCGCGCGGGTCGAGTCAGCTCAAGGATCCGTTGCGGCCCGGCAACAACGTGCGGATCGACTTCACCTTCGACCCGAACCCGCTGTGCATCCCCGCTGAGGGGGTGTTCTGGCAGAGCCTCGACGTGCGGCAGCAGGCGGCCAACGCGGCAACGTTCAACATCAACAACCAGGATGTGCCGATTGTCGTGTCGAAGGTGCGCAGCTCGGTCACGTCCACACTGACCCTGGTGTCGCGCACCTTCGCCGACCGGGACCGGCTGGTGGCGTTGCTGGCCCCCGGCTCGCCGCTGCTCTTCCAGGTGCCCGACGAGTACGGGCTGCCGGACGCGTACATCTCGGTGGGGACGTCGTCAGAAGGCCGGGTACTGCCCGACCACAGGTTCCCCATCCGCGTCTTCTCGCTGCCGCATGTGACTGTCGCCGCCCCCGGCGGCCCCATGGAGGGCACCGTGGGGGCCCGCTGGCAGGACACCTGCAATCGGTACGCCACCTGGGGCGCGGTCAACGCCGCCGGGCTGACCTGGACGCAGGTCCTGCAAGGGCTGGCGGGCTGATGGTGTGGTCGGGGGGCCTCGACGCCCAGTATCGGGATGCCCTGTCGCGCCCGCACGCGGTCTACAACCGGGTCGACGTGCTGGCCCGGGACGGGTCCGTGCTGTATTCCGGGATGCCGTTCATCGACGGCAGTGTGCGAGCCACCCTGAACAGCCGCGTGGCGCGCGTTCTGTCCCTGACGGTGGACCGGTCCTGGTTCCCGCTGCTCGACAACGGCAGCGTCGACACAGACGGCCTGCTGGCCCCGTTCGGGAACCGGCTGCGCGCCTACCGGGGCATCACGTACGGGGACGGCTCCGTCGTGTCCTTCCCCGTGTTCTACGGGCGCATCGAGCAGGTCCAGATGCGCCGGGACGGCGCGGTCGGGGTAAGCGCCCTCGACCTGGCCGCCGACGTGGTCGACGCCGCGTTCGAAACGCCGCAGTCGTCGGTGACCACGAACACCATCAGCGTCGAGTTCCGGCGGCTCGTCACCGACGCCGTTTCCGACGCTGTGTTCGGCACCTCCGACCTGACCGGGGTGCTCATCCCGCCGCTGGTGTGGCAGAGCGACCGGGCGCAAGCCCTCGACGACATGAGCGCCACCGTCGCGATGCTGTGGTATCCGCTGGCCGACGGCTCGTTCGTGCAGCGGCGGGTGCCGTGGACCAACCCGGGCCAGACAGCCCAGGTGACGCTGACCGACGGCACCGACACGGCCCCCGGCGCGTACGGCACCATCGCGGACTGGACGATCACCGTGTCACGGACCGGCGTCTACAACGCGGTCGTGTTCACCTCGGAACGCCAGGACGGGTCGGCCCCCGTGTACGCCACGGTGCGCGACGTCGCCGACGGCAGCCCGACCAACTACCTGGGCAACTTCGGCCGCAAGCCGCTGCTCATCCAGAACCAGGCGGCCCTGACGCAGTCGCAGTGCCTGTCCGCCGCCCAGAGCGCCCTGAAGGCCGCAACAGCCATCACCCAGACCTGGGATCCCGTCGCGGTCGTTCCGGACGCCTCGCTGGAACTGGGGGACCTCATTGCCCTGGAAGCCGACGGGGCCGCGAGCACCCAGGTCGTTGTCGGGTTCACCCTGCCGCTACGGGAGACTGGGGACATGTCGTTGAGCTTGCGCGCGTACGCCCCGGTGACGTCGTGACGACGAAACTGGCGCACCAGACGCAGAAGGCCGCCGGGATCGGCAACGGGATGCGCACCGCCACCGTCGTGGCCGTGTCGCCGCTGACGCTGTCTGTGAACGGCGGGGAGTTCTCCTCCGGGGTGGGCGTCCTCGGCCCGTACCTCCCGGCCGTCGGCGACGTGGTCGCCGTGTTCCGCCAGGACTCGTCCTGGCTGGTGCTGGGCCCCACTGGCGTCAGTCTCGGTCCGCAGCCGAGAGCGGTCGACACCGGTTCGGTCTCGGTCTCGGTGTCGGCCGTCGCGACTGTCGCCGTCGCGGTCACCTTCAACTTTACGTTCAGTGCTGCGCCGGTCGTGACCACCAACGTCACCGCCGGTGCGGGCGTCGCCAGGACCTGGTTTTCCCAGGCCATCAGCATCACGACCACCGGCTTTCTGCTACGCGTCTCCGACGGCAGTGGAACCCCCAATACGTGGTCCGGTCCCGTTGACTGGGTCGCTACGGCCCGATCATGAAAGAAGAGAGCTATGTCGTATCCCTATATCACCGTCGCTATCAGCTCAAAGGGCCCCGTCG